ATAAATATGTTGGTATCATAGCACCAAAGGCGAAAGAATTAGGTCTTGACCAAAATGCTAATGGTATGTCAATGAATGACTTCTTTAGTCAGTTCCAAGGTGATGTGTCACAGAGTGAAACTGATGACCGTGAAGCAAGCGCACAATATGGAGAGAATAATGAAGGTAATAATAATGGCTATAAGATAGTACCTATTCCAACTTTCGATAACGCAAATGAATATAGCCGTTATACTGATTGGTGTGTCACACAAGGTGAAGAATATTTCTTACGTTATACTAACAATGGTTCAGGAATATTTTATTTCTTATTAAAAGAAGGTTTTGAAAATGTTCCGAGAGAACAAGGTCCAAACTGTCCATTGGACGAATATGGTCTTTCAATGATAGCTGTTTCATTTAGGCATGATGGTTCGATAAATACAGTAACTTGTAGATGGAATCATGATAAAGGTGGTAACGACTCCGTAATGACTCCAGGACAGCTTTCTAAATTAATCGGGGCTGATATATACGGTATTTTTAATCCCGATAATATTCAGAGTTTACTCCCTGAAAACATGGAAGTTTTGGATTATGATTTGAATTATGGTTTGAAGTTGTGTAAAAATACTACCACTGACAATTTGTACATTTTTAGTTACGACTTTAGTGATAATATATGTTTCCAGAGTAAAGACTATGTTGTCTATCAAGGTAAAACTGATGAAGGATATGATATTTGTGCTTTAATTGGTAGAGATGGATTTATTTATGAGACAGCTGAAGGTGATGAATGGATAGACACGATTGAAAATAATGGTCTTTTATATGTTGCCAATACAGATACAGAATCAGAAGGTGGTGGAATTTATAACGCAAAGACCATGGAAAAGTTAAAAGATATTCCTATTAGGAATTTAGATAACTATCAAAATATACTTATACTAACTGTTGATGATGGTTATAAGCAAGTAATAAATAAAAAAACTAATATCTCTATGTTTAGTAAAAATATAGACAAATGTGTATATCAATATGGAAGATTAGTTTGTTTTAGAGATAATCAAATTTCCATCATAAATACTGATACATGCGAAGATTATATATGGTTGGCAGATATAATTAGCACTATTGGAGAAGGTGAATATAAGTTATATTTAATTCAAGACGAAGATGGAATGTTTGTTGTTTCTGAAAAATTTGGACTAATCACTCAACTTCCAATAGAAGAAACATTTTATGTTACACCTACAAAAGATGTTCCTAAAGAATGTGTATACTTGATTATGTGTCAAAACGGTGGTATAGCACTAAATCAAGATAAAGTGTTTTTCTCTCACGTTTCATCAAATGACTTCAAGAAACTCAATGAATTTACAACACTTACATCAATGGATATTAGAGAAATATTTAATTAATAGCGTGGAATAACAATATATTTTATAGAATAAACCAGTATATCAACGCACGGCCCTCATTAGGGAAGGTTATCATAAATGTTAATTATTTACATATTGTAACTATCTGATAATCAGCGTGTTGTAATATACATATATAAATACAAAAATATATAAAATTGAGGCGTATTCACGAAGCGTGTTATCCAAAAAATATTTTTTTTATAAATTAAGAGAGAAGTAATAGATTAAGTTGCTTCTCTTTTTTTGTTTTTTTTAACTTTTAATATTTGATTAGTAATGTATTTTTTATTATCTTTGCAGCAAATAAAATTATACATGATATGGATTTAATGGGAAATGTAAATAATGCTTCTTATGGTGTCGCAATAAATGGACGTGATGATATTAAAATAATTAGTTTTTACATCAACCTGTCTGAAGTTAGTGATGATTATGGTAACGTTGTTATACGTGTGGATTCTGTTTCTAAAGATGATAAATTAGATACAATAGAAAAAATAGTTATTGATGATTTAATGATATTCAACTGGATTGAAAGAGAGAACAAAATTCTACTTTTGCTTAATTGTATTGCTATGTTTTATTTTCGCAATACATCTAAGATTAATATCAGTGATTTGCTTGATTTATTACATTTCGCTTTTAATAGATTTTTTGATTGGGATATGACTCAGTTTTCTTTTAGTGAAGATTTAATAAATTTTAGAAAATTCACTATCCTGTCAATCCCTTGTACTGAATTGCAATTATCTCTATACGATGAAATGATAACTTATTTTAGCGAAAGAGGATTATAAAAATAAATGAATAAATTGTAAATAATATGGACTTATTTGGAAATATAAAGAATGCTTCTTATAATGTAAAAATTGATGATATAACATATCCTAAAGATGAAGTTAAAACTACTAAATTTGAAATCACGCTGTCTGAAGAAGATGGTAATTATGGAACTGTTGTACTGAGTATTGTTTCAACATCAAAAGATGATAAAATATCTCCTGTTGAAGTAAAAATTCAAGAAGATATCCTGAGATGTCACTGGATTGATAGAGAAGATAAACTTCCTCTCTTACTCGACTGTTTTAGTAAATTCTACCTTAAGAATAAATCTAAAATTAAGTTAGATGATTTGTCATGTTTATTCCATTTTGTGGTCGGCTTCTTCTTTTGTTTTGATATAACCTATCAATCTTTTAGTGAATATTTAAAAATCGTTAGAAAATTTATTGCTTCGTCAAAACCTTACCCAGAAATGGAAATAACCCTATATGATGAAATGATAAACTATTTTAGTGACAGAGGATTGTAATAATATAATTAAAAAATATGGAAAATTCAAATAGAATAAGCCCGATGGTAGTGCAAGTCATTGAAGAACCAACTCAATTCGGTCCTATTGTTGTTAATACAATGAGATGTGAATTAAGCATGGCGTATAATACATATCATCTAATTTATACTTACAAGTCTATTGATGAAATAGAAGAGAAAGTAGTAGATGAAATGTTGTTTGTTGAATATACAATTGGAGATTGTTATAATTCCACATCTTACCTACCTTATGTTCTTGACGATGCCAAAAATACTTGTGCTGATTTATTAAAGAGTACAACAGATACTAATGTGATTGAAAAAATAATTAAACAAGTATTTGAAGATAAACTTACATTGGGTTATAAAGTCTTTATACTTACCAACTATAACGAAGGTCAATTATTTAAAAAAGTTTATAATAAATTGAGACTCGTTAAACAGTTTACGTATAGTGTCAGTAATTGTAAATGGAAATATTGTTATGGAGATGTTCTCCAAGTATCTTATATTTACGAGCCAATTGATGAAAATCATGGGTTGGTAGTTTTACAAATTACAACAACATTTGAAGATGATACAATAGATAAAGAAGTTTATACATATACTTTATGGGAATATACTACTGAACAATGGATAGAGGAGGAAGATAAAATAAATTTTCTATTACAAAAATTCAACGACTATATTTTACGACATCCAGTGGGTATGAAATCAATCTATGCGTTGGATTTATTTAAAAAAATACCTTCTGTTATTTCCGAAGAGAACTTTGATGAAAAGAATGTTAATGAAGAATATATAAAAAATATTGTTTCACAAATAAAATTAGTTTATCAAAACTTATGAAGGAAAAAGAAATAAACTATCCAACAAATATTCAAGTGTTTAAAGATGGTTTAAATTTGGGGGATTTATGTCTCACAAAAATGAACTGTAAAATTGATATCCCACTTAAGCGTATAGTACTTAAGATGAAATATAATTATAAAGATGACAATTCCAAATGGACTGAAACTTTCCATATTCTAAAAGATGAAGACGAAGATACATTTGAAATAATTTTAGCGATTTTTGAAAATGCTGTTAAAGAAGCGGAAGGCTTAATGATTATGAAAAGTATTTCTCTTAAAGGTGTGGATATGGATGTCGACATAGCTTTATGTACAATTAAAGAAACTTTTGAACAGTGTTTCTATAAAACTATTGCACGCATTCAAAAAGAAAATGTAACTGAAAATATAGATGAAGATTCTATAGTACTCGATGTTATTAACGAAGATAACAAGGTGGATTTTGAAAAAATTTCAATCATTCATTTAAGTTGTTTTTTTGATGCGTTAAGTAATACTCTATTAGTAAAATATAGATACAAATATACAGGTGAGTATTCTACTGATTTTATATATTCAACGACACTTAGAGTTCTTAAAGATAATAATGTTGGAGATATCATAGACTATTATCCAATTTTTAAATTAGCTGTATTTGCTGGTCTAAATAATGCTAAACATGAATGGAATTATGTTAGACAATATTGTAGTGAAGAAGACGCAATAAAAGAAGAACTTAATAAAAGTTTCTTAGTTACTTACGCACATATTCAAGTTTTCAAAGAATTAAGTAAATAATTAAATTGTAAATAATATGGAAGGAAAAATTGAAAAATTCCCTATCAATACATGGCTCTTTCAAGGTGGAATTTATCTTGGAGATATGTATGTGAATAAAATGATGTGCTTCTTGAATCCAGCTAAGAAGTGTATTGAAGTCGGCTATACATGGACTACTGATGAATATACACAAGAAGATTTTTTAGAAAAGGAAGAAGTTAAAGTATTTGAAAATCAATCAGAAATGGCTTATAATATTCTTCTTCCATCTTTTGAAAGTGTTGCTAAAGAAGTTGAAAAAAATATTAAAGCATTATTACCTCCTTTCAAACGTGATGAAGATTTTCTTTTCCACTATTTTATTCAACAAGAATTTGAGTCCGCTTTCTTTAAAGAATATGCACGCATCTTAGAAGAAAAGATGAATAATGATGAGGAAGAATCAAAGGTTTTATCTCCGTATACAATTGGAGGTACAGTAGATGAACAATTTAGTGATATGGAGTTCTTTAACATAACAACACTTGCATGTACATTTTATTCCAAAGATAGTTTTGTGAATATTAGTTACGAATATGTCTTGAAAGATTCTGACGATAAAGAAAAACATACAAAAACTTTTAGAGTGTTTTATCGTTCAAAAAATAGTGAAATATCAGCTTATTATAATTTCTTTAAAGCTGCACTAAAAGTAGGTTTGAGGGGTTCTTATGTTATGTGTGCCGAATCCGTCAGTGTTGATGATTCAATGAATTTAATTGAAAAAGAATTTGAAAGAAGTTTTTCTGCAGTATATGATTTAATTCAAACAGCAAAAACATTATAATGAAACGAAAATTTACATTTGCAATAACAGGACACGAAGATGTACCAAATTTACCAACTCGCTTTACATATAAATTATCAGACATAAAAGATAGTGTTGGTAAGATTATTGTATCGGTTCATTATGGAGATGCAAAGATTAAACGTAAGGTCGATTGCTTTGTTAGTGAAGAATTATGGATACAAGTTAGCAAATACTTTGATGTAGCATTTCGAGCATTGGAGTGGATGAATGTTAATTTCATTTTCTCAAAAACATCCTCTGAAAATTTCGCGTTGGCTGACTTTACATGGCATCTATTAAAAAGATGGCAAATGGAATATCCGACAATACCACTAAATGAGTATATTGATATCTATTTTCAACGAAATGCATGCTTGATAACTGATACGATACATTATCTTCTTACAGGATTGAAAAAATATTATCACTAATTCATAGTTAAAATGGAGAGAATTATCGAGTTCTCTCCATTATTTATTTATATACATTTATAATGTGTGCGCCCAACTTAACTCAAATAACTTAAAAACCTAATGAAATATATTATTAACCTAAAAAGAAACGATGAATTTAATTATATTAAATCTTCTATCAACAAGCCGAATGTTATCTTAATCAAAGAAGATAACAATAAACTCATTTATAATTTTATAGAGAAACTTAAAGATGTGTATAATTTGGTAACATTACACGGAGATAGTAATGATATATTCATTTCAACAGATGATATACATTGCGACAAAAATCTCTCTCAAGTTATGAATAAAACTATTAAAATCAATAGATATGGATTTCCAGAAAAATGGCAATTTAAAGATTACAATACTTCTTTAACGGCTCTCGATAGATATACTTTAGAATCGCTTATATCCTCTTATAACACCAATCTGATAGATAAGTTGTCTTTAACTTTTAATGGGCTTAGACGCAAAGAAAATAAGAGTATAAGAGATTATGTGGGACAAGTGACATCGTTTATTGATGCAAGCGGAAATATATTTGTTATTCAATATAATAAAGAAGACAATAAACTAACGGTAAATGACTTTGAAATGTATAAAAATAACTACGTTCCAGATTATAAAATAAAACTTATGATAAACATATCAGATACGTTATGATTGAGATATTTATATAGTAAATAAATAATTCTCAATGAAACACTTTAAAGCATTTGATTCAAAAGCGGAATTTGATGAATACCAAAATTCAATAAACAAACCTTCCGTTTCATATATCAGACAAGAAAAACTGGTAAAGTATGATTTGTATGAATATATTATACCAATGATTGAATTTGAATTAATCTATTATAATGTTCCAAATAGAAACTTTATTCAACTTGATGATATAGATATTACTGACGGTCTAAAAGAAGAATATAAAACTACCTTTGGTGTTTTAAGTGGAAATAAAAGACAAATGCTCTATTATGACAAATCTTCTTTTTTTAAGGGAAGTGCACAATTGCTTTTCCAATCATATCAGAATAGTCAAATAGATAAGTACTTTAAATGGTTCGGTGATAAACTTAAACTGTATGATAGAAACGAAAAACTTATTTCTATTTTTACATTTAACGGACTTAAAAGGAAAGATAACGGAAAACGTGATTTCGCAGGAATCGCAACTTGCTATTGTGATGAACGTAAAAGACCTTTCGTTTTAAGAAAACAACAAGATAGAAGTGTTAAGATAGAAGATTTCAATAGCTATATATATGAACCTGACTTTAAAGCAAAGTTAGTTGCAACAAAACCATTAACTGAACAATAAATGATTAATACAATTTTATAAAATATGAAACATATTAAACTTTTTCAAACACAAACGGACTTTGATAATAAAAATACGTTCTTATCTTTTCCTAATGTTTCTCTTCTATCAGATACAAATAAACTTATATATAACTTTGAGAAAGCCATAACCATAGGGGGGGGGGGGTAATTTCACCTTCGGTGGTCAATGTTATTGCTCTATAGATGATTTATGGATAGATGAACCAGTGTCAAACTTGTATGGTAGACAGTTTAAGACAAATCAACAGTTTATATCACAGAAGGAACTTTCTCATTATACTATATCTGATTACTTAACTATTCTTGATAGAGATAACACCGAAAATAAACTGTTGTTATTTTATAAACCATTTGAATCAGATACAAATAAATACGTTATAGAGAATAATACATTGACTGTATCTGACGTTTTGGGAATAGTAACAAAGATAGAGTTTAACGGTCTTAAAAGAAAAGATAATGGGCAAAGAGACTTCGTTGGACAAATGACATCATATCTTGATAATAATGGTAATCCATTCATTATTGAAAATAAAACTGTAGAAAGGGATGATGCATATAGAAGAAAGGTTACTCAGTTTGTAACGAAAGAATTTTCTGATTATGAAAATGATTATTCGCCAGATAATAAGATTAAATTGTTCTTATGGAATAATGACCATTTATAATTGGAAAAAATCTACATATAATAAACTAATAAAAATTAAATCAATAATATGAAACACTTATTTAAATTAAGGTATTTACCTGGATTACCAATTTATAGTGAGAATAAATTCATAAAGTGGGGGGGGGTAAGGACTCAAATCTCCCTTTTGTAATATTGACAACGAATGATAATAAACTGACTTATACACCTGATAAGATATATCATTTTAAAGAAGATAATGTTATATTAGATGTTCAAGCATCTTTTATTTCTGTTGACGATGTTCCATATAACGTTTTAAAAAATGGAGATACTGTTTGTTTTGAATCTTTTGGTTATTTATTCTTTAACAAGTATTATACAACCATGCAATCACTATCGGTTTTCCCATTCAATATTTTTAGTGTCTTTAATAATGGACAATATTCTTTCACTATTAAATCTGATTCAATAGATGTAAAGAAAGGAGATAATTTAATCACTACATTCACATTAACTGGATTAAAAAGGAAAGATAGTAATACAAGGGACTTTGTAGGTGAGATAGCATCTTATCAAGATTATTTAATAAAAGTGGATAGAACGAATCCTGATAATCCAACGGTTCAATTTTTATCATTCAATAATAGTCAATACAAAGACAACTACGAAAGCGAAGAGAGGATGAAATTAGCTTATAATCCTTTCGATATGTTGTAGAATAACAAATAAATAAAAAAATATAAACAAATATTATGAAATACATTAATATCTTTAATTCAATGACAGACTTTAACGAGGATAAAAGAACGAATCTGAATCAACCACGTGTTGCACTTGTTAAAGAAAATGGGGGGGGGTAGATAAGCTCTTCTATATTAAGTTTAAGTACTATACTTATAATTGTACCACATTACTTAATGGTGCAGTCGGAAATTGTATTACCGTTGAAGATATACCTGTGAAAAGAACGGCACAAGATATACCTAATGATGAAACAATAAGAGGGAATGGTGCATATGATATACATAGTATTACAAGTGTTAACCCTATGAGTAGTGATATTATACTTAATTTTTATAGACATTTAACTGTTACACCCGATTCTCTTGATTTGATAGAAAATGGTAGATTAGTGACTAAGTTTACTTTAACAGGTCTCAAGAGAAAAGATAGTGACCAAAGGGATTTCGTGGGAGAGATTGCTTGTTATTTGGATAGCCAAAATGAACCAGTCTTATTTAAAGTGGATAGAAGTAATCCAGACCACCCTACAGTCTTATATATATCTGATTTTTCTAAGTATAGAGATAACTATGAAATAGAGAAACGAACAAAAGGTATACAAATTACACATGACCATTTGTAATTGAATAAAGTGAATTAATAGTATATGAGAGAATGTGAAGGTAGATATATTACTTTTCATGTTCTCTCTTTTTTTTATATTATATTTATTAATATAAAATATAATTTTTAATATAAACGAATGATTAGACGTAGAATAATAATTACAGAGAGTCAATTCTCAAATATATTCTTTAATGGTAGATTAATCACAGAGAATCGTGCATCCAAGAATCAATCTTTAGCAAGAAGAATGGTTAGAGAGTTATCACCTAATATAAACGATAAGGATTTTACCGAGAAAGTGTTACATGACATTCCAAATGTTCGTAAGGCTGATTTCCATCTCTATCCAGCAGTGGTAAGATTTGTTCTAAACGCAGGTAATAGTCTTGATGCGAACACTATATTAGAGTTGAATAAATATGTTGGTATCATAGCACCTAAAGCAAAAGAATTAGGTCTTGACCAGAATGCCAATGGTATGTCAATGAATGACTTCTTTAGTCAGTTCCAAGGTGATGTCTCCAATAGTGAAGAAGAAGAACGTGAAGCCAGCGCACAATATGGAAATAATAACAATGGTAACTATAATGGTTATAAGATAGTGACAATACCAAATTTCTATAAAGCGAATGAATATAGTAGATATACTGATTGGTGTGTTACGCAAAGCGAAGATGCATTTTCAAGATATTCGCAATAAGAATCATTCTTATTCTTATTAAAAGAAGGATTTGAGAATGTTCCAAGAAAGGTAGGTCCAAATTGTCCATTGGATGAATATGGTTTATCAATGATTGCTGTATCCTTTAGACATGATGGTTCTGTTAATACAATAACATGTAGATGGAACCATGATAACGGTGGAAACGATTATATTATGACCCCAGCACAAGTTTCCAATTTAATAGGAACAGATGTTTATAAATTATTTAAACCTCATATTGAACTTTTGTATACTATAAATCAGTATGGTCTGTATATTTACAAAGATTTAAATAAAAATGATTTATTCGTTACTAATTACAATGTAAATGAAAAAGATAGACATAATGTTATAAAATTTTATTTTAAACATAAAACATATACTATTTTTAGGGGTTATGATAAATCAAATAGTTCTTTCAATCTTTTAATTTCTAATACAGGTAAAATACTTGAATATAGTAATGGATATAATTCTATTAAATGTGTACAAAAAGATAATGTGCTTTTCGTAAATAATAACTCTAAATTGGAAATTTATAATTTAGATACATTCAAAAAAATGTCATTCAATAATATTGATACACAAAATATTAAAATAGAAGGACAAACTATTTTCTTAAACAATAGTAATGGAGAAAAAGAATACATTTTGACAGGATGTAATAATGGAATGCCTGAATTTAATAAAATTATTGATATCATTAAATTACGTTATGATTCTTATATAGGATATATTGACTCTGATTACAATATGACTGTAATTGATAATATGTCATTTAATAAAGACACTGTAATTGATAATGAAAAAATTATAAATATTTCACATGGTATATACTATTGTAAACCAAATGAAGGAGAAGGAGTAAATCTAATAAATTATTCTCACGGTATAATGAACTCTGAACCTATAACAGAAATGTACCAAATAAATAATAGTGGACCATATATATTAAAAAACCATGATAAGATTATAGAATTAAAAGAAAATGGAGAGTTTGATAAACTTTTAGGAAGTAGGGAATTTAATACAATAAAATCTTATAATGACTTAAGAAAAGTAGATATGATTTCAACAATTAAATCATTCAATTAAATGATAATAATAAAAACACTTATAGGAACACGAGAGAAATAAATATATTAAACATTTGTATTTGTTTCTCTCTTTTTCGTTTTATATATATCACCAAACTATCTAATAATAATAAAACAAAAATCCTTGCTAATATAAAATATTATATATATATTTGCATAATAATAAAATCACTAAATAATATAAAGTATGAAAGATATTAAAAAAAGATATTTTAAAGATGATGATTCCCCTATGTATCTTAATCCTAATGCTGAAAGAGATTATAGAAAAAGCAAAGAAGAATACATTAAAAATAAAGAACGGTATGAAAAATTTTACAAAGAATTTAATGCATATTATAATACACTTATGGAAGGAAGAAAACGACTTGATGAAATTAAACAAATTGGAAAGAAATAAAGAATGAATTTCCTATTCTTAAAAGACATCATTTGAAACATTTGCTAATGTAACAGAAAATATATATCTTCTTCAATAATATATTTATAGAATAAAAATAATATGAATTATCTAAAATTATTAGACACACAAGAAAACTTTGAAAAAATTAATTCAAGTTTATTAAAACCGAATGTAACATTGGTAACAGAAATCCCCAAAGTATATTATAATTTTGAACCTAATATTACTGTTGTAGATATGTATAAAATAGCATACTCTAACATACAAACACTATATTTTTCTAAAAATAATATACAATTCAAAGATAATGTTAAAGAATTAACAAAAAATACTTATGAATTAATATTACATGACGGTGATAACGTTATAAAAGAAAAACATAGGAAAATTAATATGAATAAGTTAATAGATGGAATTATCTTTGAAATATATAACGAAATCTCTACAACTTTTGGTTTGTGGGATAAGACATTTAATAAACATGATGTTTTTGCACCAGATGAAAATACACATATTTTCAGTTATCCAGGACTCAAAAGAAAAGATAACGGACAATATGATTTTGTGGGAGAAATAGATAGTTTTGTGGATTCTGAAAATAAACCATGTATTACAATATCAAGTAACAATAGAATGAGTGAAATGGATATATTACAATTTCCTACTGATAAAAATATGACATTTAATTATAAAGGACAAACTATAGATTACAACTTATACGAACTTCCTAAAACCACAATACTAATATGTTTTAAAAATAAGTGATTATAGAGATAACTATACTTAATGTAGAGATGATATGATTAAATTTAAATAATTCACATCATCTCTTTTTCTTTCTTTATAAAATGACTTAAATATATACACTATAAATAAACATATAGGTATATAATACAAACTCTCACCTTCCAACTATAAAAATGAAAATAAATAATATATAGAATAGAAAGAAAAAAGAAAAAATACTATTAGATAAAATAAATTTAACTATATAGAGATAATATAAAAAATAAAATAAGATAGAAACAAAATTATATATAGAGAATTTAATAAAATATAGTAAAGAGAAAAAATATACATAATAAGAAAATATAACAGTAAGGAAAATTATTGTAATATAGATTTATACTAAAAAGAATGTACAAGAGTATGGATTTATTGTATATATGGAAAATATTATAAAACCGAAATATAGTAACTTGACAATTATAGTAAGTGGAAATTAATGAAATAATTATATATATGATTTATATATGTCATTATATAGAGAGAAGGAACTTAAACACTAAGGGAGTATTACACCAAGCGTAATGTCGTTGAATGATAACGGTAAGAGAGTAAAACACCAAGGGAGAAACTGAAGGGTTTAAAACTGTAAGAGTGGATAACACCAAGGGAGATACTCTTGAGTGATAATTGGAGGGAAAATAACCGCAAGGGAGTAAAATTGATACTTTCTGAGAATTATAGTGCAAGAGAGGAAAATTGACTTTTATGTTTGTTTCAGTCTGTTTGGTGTCCATTCTAACGAAAAAAATAAAATTTTGAAAAATTAAAAATTTTGGAATTTAGTATTAAATAGTGTTTAGACTAATTATCTTATTTATCAATTTAGTTAATGTATGTAAAATTATATGATTTTATTTGGTAGTTTAAAATAAAAGTAGTATCTTTGCATTGTGATTTAGGGAAGACTTGTTCTCCTCTGAGTTTTACTCAGATTCATATATATTTAATGGAAGCGTACAGCAGATTTTTCTTATAAAATAGTATAGTTTATTTAAACAACAATTGCTTCCTATTATAAGCGGACAAGGTGTAATGGTGCACACTGTGTTAATCCAATACAGAGGAGTGGTTCGATTCCACAGTCCAGCTCAGTTTGGTGCGTGAGGAGGCTCGTCTGTGATTTTTATGAGATTGCTGCAATGCAGAGAGACCTCCTCATTTCGTGTGTATATACTGTTCTCTAAACAGTGCAAGTTATGTAGAATCTATGTTAGTAATCATGTACCGAGAGGTAATCACAACGTGCGTGAGAGGGTTGATGTAGTGACCTTGTTGTTTTTAACATTATACCGCAAGGTAATCACAATAAATATAAGTTTTAATTTGTTTAGATTTTTAGTTGACTGTGCTTGCCTGAGATAGGTAGGCACTTTTTATATATTAGATAATATTTATAAAGGATATGAAAAAGAATATTTATATGAGACCATTATGTAGCGTGGTAGAAGTTAGAAGTGAGCTACATTTATTGAGTGTTAGTAATGAGGGTGAGTATCGTCCTGAAACTGACAAGTGTGGTAATATTAAGAATGCCACATCAATTGATGAATTGATTAAAGGTGGTAAGGGTGAAGGTAACTCTTGTGATGAAACTTGCCCTACTACATTTTCATTTAGTAAGTAACAGTTAAAATCCCTCAATAGGTATATTATTATCTACTGAGGGATTAGTGTTTTTTGTTGTATATTATTAGTTGAAATTGTTTTTGAGTAGTTGTTTTGTTTCTTTATCTATTGTATTATGCCCACAGTGCCATTTATTGCATATAGGGCAGTAATATGATTTCATTCCTTGTGCTATTAGTTTGGGATGTTGTTTAAGCCATTCTTCGGCATCGTCTTCTGTTTCGTAAGTTACTTTTGTTTTCCATCTATTTTTATCTGTTCGAGTCCAGTGGCATTTGTCTGGTTCAAACTTTTTAGGTGGTGTTTTTCTGTAGTACGTCTTTTTCATCCGCATTACTTGTTTTTGTTGAATTTATTAGTTTATTAAATAAAAAATAGGCAAGCAAATATGTTGTAATATCGCCTACCTATAAATATATAATTTATGTATTCTTTATATCGTTTTTCTCTTAATATGTTGTGAATTTAAATTTGTGATTATAAGTTTTGTCATTCTGTATAGGATGTATAGTAGGATATAATATGTTCCTATGTTGATGATACAATTTATCAACTTATTACCTAAAATAATCATTATTATGTTTATTGCTGTAATAAGGATTATTTGTCCTATATTATATAGTTGAATAGTTCTCTGAATATTATTTTTTGTTTCTACATCTTCTTCTTCTTCTTCATCAAACGTGATTAATTCAAATGCGTTCATTATAATAAAGAAAGCATTAATAAAGAATAATAAGAATGAGATATATGAATAATTCAAATATTCGTTAAAAGAAAATATTTGAAATGCCGACATATTAAATAAAATAAAATATAATAGACCTATATAAAGGATTTGTCTTGTATTCATAATTTATTGTGTTAGTTGATGTTATTTATAAGATTATTCTTAAGTTTTAAATTATTTCTTAAGTTATAATAATATATAACTAATGCACTTGTGAATATTATAATTCTTATAGTTAAGTAAACTATATTATTGTCTTGATGTACTATTAAAATGGAAGGTATTAAATAGTTTAATAGCATTATAAATAATAACATTCCTATAATAGTAAGATAAATTCTATCTTCTTTAGGAAGATTAAATTGTTTGTTTACTTCTATATTATGGTTTAATAGCCATGAATTATCTACAATAGTTAATACATGAGATATCAATAGTGAGACAAATGGGAAAACAAGTCCTATAAATAAACTAACAGGAAAGGAATTTATAGTTGTTACATAATTTTCCATTAATTCCCCTACCATTATAAACATAGTTAGTGATAATAATACGTTTATGTAGGTTTCTCTAAAAATATATTTCATTGGATTGTAGTATTATTTTCTATATGTTTTTAACTCAATCATTAATCTGATATAATCAGTAAAATGAATAATGTATAGTATTGTAAAAGGAATAAAGAACATCATAGGGAATGTTCCTATACTATGTCCATATTCATTTATTAAACCGCATAACGATAATCCAATGAATAAGAATATCATAATTCCACATATTATTCTAATAATAAAATATTTCATATCGTTTTAATCTTTTAAAACATTAGATAAGTAAATAAATGTTAGAAGACCGATTACGCCATACTCAAATCTATTGCTTCCAAATATTAAACACAATACAGTTGCAATAGCAAAAGGCATTAAGTAAATAATGAATTTTCCCATAATAATATTTATTTTTTATTTTTATCAATAAAATCGGTGATTTCCCAATTTGTTAGAATTAGGATATACATAACAAGAGTTTGATATGATGTAAGTTTTAACCATATTGTTAATAATAACGTCATTAGACATATGGAACTGTATTTAAAAATCTTCTTTTTCATATCTTTATTCTCTCTTATAGTTCAGAATATAATTTTGGAAGAATTTAATAATTACTCCTACAATTCCAATGAATAATACAATATAGAATGTATATGGTACGCTATAAGGGTTTATTTTACTGATTACGTATGTTAGTACCCCTGCAGGTATTAAAGAGGCTGAGAATACAATTAACAGCCTTTTGATAAAGTTTTTGTAATTAGTATTCATCATCTTCTTCTTCGTTATTTATATTATTATCTTCATTGAAAAAGTTACAATCTTTAAATGTTGCTTCAATGATAGGTGGCATTAAGAAGGTAAACATTATTAAGAAAATAACTGTTGTTGTGATTGTGTACAACACTGCGTATGTTTCATTGGCATCAATGAACCAATCCAATCTTCCAAATCCCAATGCGAATGTAATGTATGGTAGTACATAAGCAGGAATACATACCATCAATATAGTTTGAAGTAATATTTTTAATAAATGCATAAATTTAATTTTTTATTTATTTGAAGTATTATTATTTTCTTCTATGTTCTTATATAATGTTTCGATATACTTCACGGTAAGTTCATAGTTTTTACCACTCAATTCGCTATCTTCGTATGCCTTCTTTATAAGTTCTTTGCCTGTACCATAGAAGCATCCAACTTTCCACATTTTATTTGAATGTGTATAAGTAAAAAATCGTCCACTGGACCAATTATTTCTACATACAATATAATCAAATTTACTCTTAATAATTGCATCCTCACCAATTTCCGCCTTGTCGTACACAAATGCATATTCTCTTATTATGGCATCGCCATAAATAATACACTCATCACATATTTTCGCATTCTCATAAACTCGAGCGTTCCCAAAGACTTTAACTTTATCCGTAATTGTAGCATACCCATAAACATAAGCATCACCGTAAACTTTGACACTCTTGTATAGAGTTGCATTCCCGTAAATGTTGGCATTACCCCATATTATTACATCATGGCGAATAGTAGCATTACCAAAGATGCGTGCATTATTTTCCACCAATACATTGTCAAAAATGCGTGCATTATCAAAGATATAAGCATTATCATATATTCTTGCATTTCCATGTATTTGTGCATTATTTTTAACCGCTACATCATTAAAAAGACAAGCGTTGTCATACACCCAACAATCACCTATTTGGGAAAGATTATCTTCCTTTTCAATCCATCCTCCTAATTCACCTTTATTGACATCAGAGAAGTCTTTTAAGGCTTCGATACGATATATAGTAATACCATTTTCTACCTTTGATAAATCTTTTCTTATTTTATATTTTAATTCGTCCATGATTTTAATTAATTATTATGTTTGCAAAGATAGATATAAAAATTGATATAACCAAATTATTTTAGTTAATATATTATAAAAATAGGATACCTTATTATGAGTATCCTATTGGAAGTGTTTAATTCTTCTTTCTGTTCATAATTTCCTTTTGGTATTGTCTAAGAGTTCTAATAACTCTTCTCTGTGCTTCTTTTGCATCCTCATAATTTGAGAAACAATTATAATGAACAATATCTTTGCGTGCCGTTTTCATCCATTCAGAAGTTGAAGAGTTTTTTCTACTTCTAACAAGTGGATAAAAAGTGCTATTTACATAATAGTAAGGTTCAAATTCTCCAGATAAATCTTTATCAACGTTACAAAATTCAAATTCATCTATTGTTGGACCATATTCAATTTCCTTATTAGGTGTATCTAACTTAATAAGTTTTTCATTTTGAAATTCATAACCATTCTTCTTAATTGCTTCGAATAATATTTTTTTATCTTCATCGTTAGCGTAATAAATTTCAGTTATGTACTTATTATCATCGGTGGATGTTTTAATGATATCATCCACTTCAAATCTATCTTCTTTGGGATAATAAGTCACAACCGAATGCATATATGAACCACTCAACGAACGTTGTCTTGGAATGAATATACTTTCAGTTTCTTCATCTTTCCAATCACGAATTACTAAAACCGTTTCATTGTTTTTGTAATCACTACTTCCAATGTAAAATTTTTCTCTTTTCATTTCACTTTTTATTTTGAATTACACAATATATTAAAAATACAACGATTACACCAACTGGAATATATGGTGTTTTCATTGCTACGTAAAAGGGGCTAATGTGTACTACTGTATGACCCATCATTAATAATGCCATAATGATTAATACATACAAAATTAGTTTCATCGCTTTCTATCCCAATCAAATATTAATTTAAAAATCAAACACACACTTAACGCACCAATAAGGATTGCGCAATTATCTGGTGTATCCAATTGAATATAGAATGGGTTCCAGAATATATGTGCCTGTCCAACTATAAGCGTTATAATTATAATGAACACCATCCATATAATTGTAGATATATAATTTTTCATTCTGTGTAATAAATTTGATTTTGAGGGTTATGTCTATTATATGTGGATAGATTTTTATTGAATACTTTACTGAGTTCTTGTCGATACCACATATCAGCATCGGCTTGTGCTATATCTATTGATTCATATTCACCAAGTTCAATATCATCTGGGGTTAATAATAATATTGTATCTGTACTTATATTATCAATTGTTATAACACCAAATATAGTGATAGCACGCTGATAATATTCATCGCCTTCCCATTGTAACTCTGGGAAGGATTTGATGATATTTTTAATATTTATGATTGGTTTCATTTATCTCTATTTTGGATTTCTTCTTGGAAGTTCATCAGAGTTTCTTTCACTCTTCTGATTGCTTCATCAACATCTTCTTTATTTGTAAAGTAGTTGAAATTATTTAAATCTCTTTTTAATGATTTATCTGTTGTTCTTACCAGTTGTTCGATATTATCATTAATAACATAATATGGTAATGTATTGTCAAGAATATCTTTAGCTACTTTAATATTATGTTCTATCTTGTTTTCAATAGCTTTATCCAGTATATTCTTATCAACATTAGTAGAATATTTTACTTCAGTAGGAGATTCATCAATTGTTTCATCATCAACCGACTCTTCTTCTTCATCTTCCCATCCCCACCAATAATTTTGATAACCTTTTTCTTTCATGATTTTCCGAAGATTTGCTTTTTCTTCTGGTGTTGAGAAAGCTAATATTGGTAAATTATCGAAATCTAAAACTGGACAATCCCTTAGTATTCCACTAATAGGAGAATATGCAAGTACTGCATTAAACAAACCATATTCATTTAGCATACCGTCATATATCAAGATGTCTTCTATTTGTCCTATCTTGTTATATACAGTAAGAATCTCTCCTTTTGATAACATTTTTAGTGTCTTCAAATTTGTTTTATTATAGTCTTCTATTTTATCACTCTTCGTTACTGAATCGTATAATGATGTTTTATTATTTGTTGTATTCATAATTTATCCGTCTATTATTTGTCTTTTTTGAAAATTCCATTTATAACCATAGGCTCTTAAAGCATCCAAAATTTTAATACGTTCTTCGGTTGTTGCTATGACAATATGAAGATATTCTGTATCTACATTATCTTCAAGAAGGTTCAATGAATCAGTTTCAACTATATAGGAGCAATAGGTGTCCACAGAAAAGTAGTTAAGTTTCTTAGCAATACAATAGCCATATACTTCATCATGACTATCCAAAATTGTCAGAAACATTCCGTCAACTGATTTATCTTCAGTTCTTGGTCTTTCGATATGTTTTCTATATTGTGCCATTATTTACTTTTTATCAATTGTTTTGTTTTATTATTCCAAGTATAACCATTATCTTTAATAAATTGAAGGAAATCATTTATCTCTGGTAATGTAGCGTATCTTAGTGTATTATACATTGAGATTTTTTCCTTTGTTAATTTTACGCTTCCTTTGTTATTGAGTTTCATTGTAACCCATGGTCTATAATAAGCGGTATAACTTTTATCATCACACACTATAAAATAATCTTGTTCTTTTAGAATAGATATTTCATTTGTAGTTTCGTTGACAATAAAATCTCCATCTGAAAAATCTTCAACTCTTGATTCATATTTACCAACATAAACCAATTGATGTGTTACTTCATCCCAAAGATAACCAACTCTATTTAATCTTTCAAATAGTTTTTTCTCTTCACTTTTTCTTGCAGGTCTCCATGTGCCTTCAACTTTAAAATCATTAACATCAATATTAATGAAATCATCTTTATCAATAAGTGAAAAACCTGAAATAATGGTATTCTTTCGAGAGATATGTTCTTTAAAAAGGAAACATTCCCCTGTTGTGTCATTAATATACCAACAATTTTCAATAAGAAAATTTTTAATAACATCCCATGGTCCAATTTGGTATGTATCAATTACTCTACCCTCTCGTTCACTCCAGACATATCCTTCTCTGTGCAAGTAATTAATTGCTTTAATCTTTTCTCTTGGTTTCGCTTTGGTAAAGTGCTTAATATCACTCACAACAGAATTAAGTTCAATCGTAGGATTATCTACATTCCATGAAATTTTAATCCAGAAAGTTATTGTATCTTTATCGTATTCTTTAACAATACCAGTATCAAATACATTGGTAATAATATCTCCGTTCTTAAACTTCTTTTCCATATTTTTCTTTATTGAAATTTATAAACATTTGCTTCATTTCCTTTGCAAGTTCCGTTGCATCTTCTTTTGTCTTAAAACAATTGTGTAATAATAGACGTTTTTGATGTACCTCACCATCAAATATTTTTGCTTCAATTACATTAAAATGTCTACTAATAAAGAAATATGTTTCTCCATTTTCAGGAACCCAGAATGAGTTTACAAGTTCTTTTCTTTTCTCATCCCACTTGTAATTCTGTTCTGCTAATCTATCTTTGAATAATTGTATATCTTTATCTGTAGCATATGTCCAATCGTTTAAATTATGTCCTATAACATCCTCTGCCGTCATAAAATCGTCACTATTACAGACATACAAAACGTATCCAACAATTTCTCCACTATCTGTTATTTCTTTAAAAATTGCTATAGCACTGTCAGTTTTTGTCTTAATAAAATCACCATCTTTAAATTCTTTAGTGAAATAAATCTTTCCATTTTCAATATTTGCTCTATAACCCTCTGGAATATTGATAGGTGGTAATTTATGTGGCTTTTCTACTACAATACTATTAATATTAGTTCTTATCATTTTTGGATTTGAGAAGAAATGATTTTCGTCCTTATCCCAAACATATCCATTTCCTGCCATTATATTAAGGATAAAATCTTGTTCATCACCTGTAGCATACTTCCAAGGAATAAATCTATTATATTCAGTTAATACGTTACCATCTGTAGGTGCATGCCATACTCTCATCTTGAGTTTATCAGCAGTTATTTCCTTGAAGATAACAGTTTCTCCTTCTCTGAGATAAATAATATCACCACATTTGAGTTTATCATCATCTAACTCATATTCCTTACGCATTTCTTTTACATAATCATGCCAAACATAACATGTATCTTTTAGTTTGTAGAGAAATTGTTCTTTGTCATAATCGGTTGAATATTGCCAAGGATGCGCAGGATTAAATCTTTGCACCTCACACTTATTACAACATTCGTCTATACCGAATACTATATTCCAACCTAACAACCATCCGTCTTCTTCGTATCTCATGAAGATAAATGTTTCGTCTCCGTCAATACTTGTAAGGAAATCACCTGTTTTATACTTTGGTTTATCTTCTTTCTTAACCATATCTTTATTATCCGTTGAGGTTGTTCCTTTTAATTCTTTTAAATCAATTACTTTCATTGATTCAGAATCCCATACATAACCACAATTCAAGAGGAATTGATTAAATTCATTAATTTCAGATTCATTCATTTCACGGAAGGAACCATCATTTAAATAACTTGATTCTTTATTAAATGAGCCGTTTTTGCTCCATCTATAATGGGCGATGTAAAATTCTACACCACATCTATTATCTGAATATCCTCTAACGATTCCTCTTACATCTCCATTAGTAACGTAAGTACCTGGTTCAAATAATTGTATTTTATCCATTTTTATTTCTTTGTTTTAAGTAATTTATTAAATTCTTCTCTCTCTCTCTCTCTTTCATTTGCATGATACCACTCTAAATCATCTGTGTGGACTACCCTTGAGTTAAAAACTCATTGGCTTCGGGCTTCACAGAGGAACGGCTTTCCAAATGGTTAGCTCTTACTTCCTCTCCACTCGTGTAATCGACAGTCCCTGCCGATACTTTCTATAATTCTTCATTTGTTTTCATTAGTTACGATATCAAGTTCTTCTCTTATTTTATCAGTATTATAAGCCTGTGCTGCTTCTTTTGCACCTTCCACTGTAATGTATTCTGCTTGGATTGTATCATTAATATAGAGTTCTGGATGCATAGTATCTGCATTAATGTTGATATGGAATTTATGATTAAAGCCATACGCTTCATTATCTTCATTCCATTCCAACTTACTTATTCTATCAATAATATCATTAATAGCAGCGCCATACGCTATCTCTAAGGCGAATAAAGCATCTTTGGTAGGTAATGTATCACCGAAATTACTTTTGCGCCTTACGTAGTGATTAATGCGCTCTAAGATAGTTTTATAATTCTTTTCATTCAATTTCATAACCATAGAATAACTCATTTAAACGTGCGTTATAATGTTCTTGTGCTTTTTCTCTTGCTTCATCAATACCATTGAAAATTCCATATTTATTATCATTGATAAAGAGTAGATAAATGCTACCTAATCCTGATTGATGTATTTTATATTTCACTTTATATCCATATGCAGTGTTATCTGTATCCCATTCCAAATCTTTTATTCTTTCTTGCGCATCACTAACACCTAAAGAATAGCATACTGAACAATATGCAATAATATCTTTTATTTGGATTTGGTTATCTGATATTTTTTCTTTTAAAATTTTTTCTATATTATTCAATCTCTGAATAAAAGAAGTGTAATCATCTATTTTAAGAATTTTCTTATCCATGATTCCTTATATTAGTAATAATTTTGTCCGACATAAATCTCATTACTTCATTTATATTTGTTTCATCAATATAATTTGGAAGTTTGATTCTTTCTTTATTAATATAACCTATATATTGTTTATCATTTTCTTTCTTGATAATCATATTGATAAAAGGCAAATCAGCTCTAAAACAATATGGTTCTTCGTACCAATGAATCTTTACATTTTGATTAATACATTCAAAACCTTTAATGAAAGCATTTTTAATATCATTATATGTGAATAATTTACTATCATTATTAATGAAATTAGTTTCACCTGTTTTATCTTTAAATCTCTTGTCAGCGTATTCTTTTGCTTTTTCGTTTATATCCATATATTGTTTTTATTTTAATATGGTGCAAAGTTATATTTTTATTTTAATATATCCAATAATTTTATGTTAAATGTTATTAATATTTTTATGTTTATTTGGTTAGTCATAATTTATTCTTTACCTTTGCATATAGTTAAAAAAATTACATGTGTATGAATTTAATATTTATTTTTTGTGCTTTAATATGTTGTTTATTGGCATTTTTTGTTGATGGTTTATATATACGAGGAAAGCGTATTATAGGTATTGATATATATAATGCAAAGCGTCTGTTTCTCAATATGATGTTTCTTTCTATTATGTCATTATGTATTGGTGTTATATTGACTATAATTGAGAATTAAATTTTTATTGTTTTATTAATTGTTCCGCACTTTGGTTGTTATATCTTCCATTGTGCGGTTTTTGTTTTATGGAAAATATTTATTGAATATAATAACTTTTAAATATAATATATGATTATGTCTATATCTGAGAATTTAACTGAATTAACTAAAATAAAGGATGGTATTAAGGATGTTGTTAATAAATTCGGTGGTGCTTGTGAGAATGATTTCACTGAATACAGTTTAAATATCGAAAGAGTATTAGTGGAAGGACCTATTAGACTCGGAGAAATTATTGAAATGAATATAAGTGATGGTATTCAAAGAATTAAAGATTACGTTTTCTTTAATAATACTTCAATATCATCTGTGTCCATTCCTAATACAGTTCAATCTATTGGAATATCAGCTTTTCAGAAATGTACAAAACTAACAGGTATTACCATTTCAGATACAGTCACTACAATTGGTAAAGAAGCATTTTCAGAATGTTATAATTTAAAAACCGTAACTTTACCAAATCATTTAACTACTATAGAATATCAATTATTCTATCATTGTATGAACCTATCTTCAGTTACAATTCCAGATAGTGTAACAGTCATGAAAACAGGAATATTCAGTGGATGTAATAATTTAAAAGAGGTAATTTATCAAGGTCCTTTAACGAAATGGAAAGAAATTGTAAAGAATAATTCATTTGATGGTATCTTTCCACATAATGTAAAATTAAAATGTACTGATGGAAACTATAAACTTAATGCTTAAAAGTGAACTTTATTAGTTAATATATTTAACTCTCATTTTCTTGAATAAAAGAGAATGAGAGTTTTTTTTATTTATGTATATTTATTGTTTACTTTTCTTAAAGAGCAAAATAGTATTCAATTTATTAATAAGATAATATCATATTATGATAAATAAACTACTATATACATAAACATTCATTAACAATATGCAGAAAACTGTATATACCTTGATAATCAATAAGTTCATACTTATATAAGTACATACTGCGCAAAAAATCACGTAGAACAAGAAGGTTAAACAATACATTATGTTAAATCATTTAACTATCCATAATTTATAAATTAGTGTTTAAATATATTTCATAGTGTTTAACTCGTATGCAATTTTTATGCAAGTTTTATGTCCACCACCCTACCTATCTCGTGTACACATTATGGTACACAACAGCCTACCTACCCCACCCATACTGGCAAGTACCACATCACATACTAATGAGAAAGATGATATAAAAAAGAAGGGATGCTCCGTAATTAGAACACCCCTTAGCATTTACACTAACATTTTATAATAGCAGTATTATTTCTTCTCTCCATAAACCCATACTTAATTAAGTACATACTTTGCATTTTTTCAGTAGATTGAAGGTTTATTATTTATATCTTTATCACATATACTTTTTTTATATCTTTCTTCTTTATATCGTATCTATAATTCTCATCTTAATAGTATATATCATATTTGTTTCTCTTTAGAAATCATATCATTATATTAACTGCTTATCATGTGTTCTTTATTGGAACTTGAGATATATGTATCATCTTATGATGGATGTATTATCTTATATCTTTATCGTATCATCATAATCTATGTATACATTATCTTTGCTGGTGTGTCTGTTAAGTATATCCTTATATTATATGTAAGCATTGGTAATCATAAGAGTAGTAGAAGAGAATATATATTTATACACTTATATATAATTCATAACCCTTGGTATATACAATACTCTATATGCATCTTATCATATCCATCTGTAAAGGAATACTTGACACATCCATCCATGTTTATCTATGTATCATCCGAACTATTTCGAGATACTTCTTGTTTATGTTGGATTATTGTAAGGAATTAAAGTGAGTCATTTTTTTAATAATTAGCATTGTACAATGTGATAATGCTTTCTCTGTCTCTGACTTATATAAGTACACTTTAATATCTCATAAAAGTGGTTTAATAACGTTTTATAGCTTCTGTGCACGTGGGTGTTATAACGCTTTATTCTTCAACGTGCACGCCACTATAATAAATAATAATTATAAAAAAAAATTTAAACTATGAAAAAATTAAATTAAAAATGAAAACATTCAAAATCTTTATTATCCTAATATTTCCTTTTAAGAAACACTTACTTGAACAATTGTATTTCTATATATTTTAAATCGTTCGTCTGTCTTAACATCGAAATAGAACAATATCTGAAGGAGTCCATTTGAATCCAACGTATTGACACCTTCCTTTAATAATGAATGTGTATCCAACCCGTTCAACTTTTCTTTTTCGAACTCTCTGACATGAAGGTTATAAGCGTCCAGTTGTTCCTTGGTTAAATCAATATTAACCTTCTGCTTAACATCTCCATTATCATTCATATCAGGTGACTGAATATAAGACACCTTTGTTGACTTACAACGATTTATCATACTTAAATAAGTACAGGTAGTGTGTATGTATCCAGAAAGGGACCATTCCTATCGGATATGTGAAAGATTACCTGTTTTTATCAATCACAATGCAAAGGTAAGGGTTTTTATTCGAATAACCAAATAATTCAGGAATTAAATTCATTGAGTAAGTCTTTTTTAACATTTATATGAACCATGTTGAATTTGCTATAATATTATATACGCATACGAACATTATTAATAGTATTTGCTATTTTAATCGTATGTGAGAGTGTTTTGATATGTAAACTATAAGTTTATATGTTTGAATGAATAAAACGTCTTAAAACGAAAATAAATAACTTTGTTAAACATAATTAATTAATTTGGATAATTGATTTTTTATTTGTAATTTTGTGTCGTTCAAATTAATATAAATTATGGAAGGAAAGAAATATAGAATTAGAGAAGATATTTCACAGAAAATTGATGATAACGTTATACTTTATAGAATTGAAGCATTAAAGGACTTTGATGACGTTAAGAAAGGAGACATTGGTGGGTGGGTTCAGAAAGAGGGAAATCTATCTCAAGAAGGTAATTGTTGGTTATATGGTGATGCTACCGTAGTTCAAGACGCTATAGTTTTCGACAATGCTAAAGTTTATGGTAATGCAGAGATAACTAATAATGCTCGAGTATATGGTAATGCTAAAGTATTTGATGAAGCATATATAATGGATAGCGCAGAAGTTTTTGATTATGCAGAAGTGTACGGAGAAGCATGGATATGTCAGAATGCAAAAATTTTTGGGAAATCTAAAATTTCGGGTTCATCAAGAGTTGGAGGAAATGATATTTTATCACACACTTATTTGTTCAAATAATCATACTTAAATAAGTACAAATAGAACATGAATGCGATAAACAAGTATAAAATTAGAAAAGATATTTCTAAAAGAATTGGTCCTTTTACCGTTTATAGAATTGAGGCTTTGCGATATTTTGCCGACGTTAAAAAGGGTGACTTAGGAGGTTGGATTGAAAAAGAGGCAAATCTATCTCAAGAAGGTAATTGTTGGTTATATGGTGATGCTGATGTGTATAATGACGCTATGGTTGCTGATAGTGCTATGATTGGTGGTCACGCAAAAGTATTTGGTTACGCACACGTTTTAAACAATGCTATTGTTACTGGTCATTCAAGAGTATATGGCAATGCTCTTTTAGAAAATGATGTTATAATAAGCGGTCATGCTATCGTTTGTGGTAATGCAAAAATTTATAACCAAGCACAGATTTATAACAACGTAGAAATATTTGGAGATGCACATATCTATGGATATGCCCGTATCTATAATAATGTGCAAATATATGATAATGTGAAAGTCCATGGTCACACTGATATGTACGGAAATTATCATATAGGTGGTAATGCGGATATAAAATCAATTACCGATTATTATGTTGCAAAAAATACATGGAGTAGTGGACGTTTCTTTGTTTACACACGTTCCAACAAGAAGTGGTGTGTTGGTTGTTTCTATGGAACAGGTAAGGAACTTATCGAGAAGGCGTATAAGGATAGTAAGTTAAGCGGACAAGAGTACGAAAGAGTTGTTAAGTATGTTGAAGAAATGTATAATAACATAGAGAAACATAATAAGCATACTTAAATAAGTACAAAGTAGTACATAGGATGTTAATTTATAGTTAAATGCTATGTACTATTTGTTTTTCTGAAAAATATTTTTTATCTTTGTCTCAAATTATATCAAAACATTTAGAAATTATGGAAGATTTTAATAGTTTTGCTTGGTATTTAAAACCAACTACTGATTTTTTGCATGATTATATGCTGAGGAAATTTAAGTCGGAAGGGAAAGATAGAAGTGGGTCAGCACCTTATTTTAATAAGCGAAATCGAAAGAAAAAGAATAAACCAAGAAGAAAATAATTAAACAGAATTTATTATGACAAAATTTAGTGCGCTTGTAATTGACACAATGAATAAAGGAATAAATGAACTTACTCTACCACATATCAAGAAGAATAAGAGTGGAGAAGATAAGTTTGATAATTGTGTATTGGAAGAAATTATTCCAAATACTGAAGGAGAACGTGTAACAACTTGTAAGTTACATGAAATTGATTTAGAAGTTCTTAGAACATGTCTACCCGATGTATTAATCATTGATGATGTATATATTGATGGCAAGTTGGTTGAGAAAAAAGATGATTGGGAATATATATGCAATCATCTTTTAAGAGAGGTTCTTACTTATTCAAGTGGTGCTGATGTGTTTTATGTCCACTTACATAAATAAAGTTTTTAGAAAAATTGTACCGCATGGTAATTAACTTTTATTAACTTGAATTATTTGTATAGTTCAAGTTATTTTTTTATCTTTGCATCCACAATTCAATTATATACAAATTAAAATATTAAGAATTATGAGTATGTTAGTAAAATTTAGCGAAAGTGATGTAAATAATTTGCGTATGTATATGCAAAAGAAATATCGTAATAATATTTCATTTGTTACTAATTGTCCTATTGTTTATAAAGATAATATAGAGTATGATGTATGTAACATTGTACTTAGTAAGGGTGATATTTATTTCCATTGCGTTAATAGACTTGATTGTTTGGATAATAAATTTATCCCTATGTATGATTTATTAAGCGACAATGATTTAAAAGTTATTTATAAGGCTATTTCATTGACTGAAACAATTTATGAATTAAGTGAGGAAGAAAGTGATTTGTCTCAGAAAATAATTGACAAGTTTGCAACTTTCTTAGCGTTAAATAATAATGAAATTATTGCTAATGAGAATGTTCGTACCATACCAAATGTAAATGGACATTTCACTTTTACAAAGGTTGTATGTTTTAATGGTTCAATAAGGTTCTATGATAAGGTTAGTGACAAATGGATATATATAAATCAATTACGATTAAAAGACCAAATTATGTTATATCATATTTTCAAGAAGGTTGTTGAGGAACAATTATTTGATTTAATATGTCCTCCTATGATTGGAGATTGTTAACATATTTTTTTAACATATATTAAATTTAGAAATATGAGTAATGTATATATAAACCCTATTCTATCAATTAGAGAACACGCAAAGGAAATAGAGAACGGCACTTATAGCGGTTTGGAACTTGCGAGAAAATTTCTTACATTCAATAATGATAAGAGTTATTTGGAAAATTGTGCATCTTCAATAGCGGAGGACGTTTACTATTGTAAGAAGTCTGATAAGTCTTGTTATGTTGAGATTAATAAGGCAGGAAACATGGAGGCTATATATGAAATGAATTTAGATTAATTTATATATGGAAAAGGAAATTAATATAAATAAGATAGCCGAAAAGTCGGTTAATCTTGAATGGTTTGAAATGGAAGGTGATTTGTTAGCCGTAACAAGTGAAGGTATATGTAAGATTACTAAATCTTCACGCTTTAATAAAACGTGTTACGACTTCTATATGGAATATGATGATGATACGCCAACTAATAGTTTTGCAACATTAGAGGAGGCAAAGGAATGGGCGAGAAAGTTCTATATAGATAAAGCATTTGTAGAAATGTCAATAGTCATTGATAGTTATAATATCTACAATAGAAACAAGAACATTATAAACGTTAAATAAATGTTAAATGTGGGTTTTTATTTGCCTATTTAAAACTTTATTATTACCTTTGCAATATAAATCAATAAAAACAAATTAAACTTTTAGGAATATGAAGGACGTTAAGGAAACTTTGAATGGGTTAATGAAAGAAACCTATAATCATTATAACTCAACTATTGATTATGTGGCAAAGCACTTAAAGAAACATGGTGAGAAGGGTTTGCCAGTTGTTTGGGACAATTATAATTATGTGGCAGACGCTATTTATGATGATAGCGAGTGCGTTCGTTATGAAATTAACGCTATTCGTGTCTCTCATAGAGTTTACCCCGAAATGGTACTTGAAGTACACGTGGTAAGTAATAACCATGAAGTATGTGATGAGTGGATAGAAATTAGCGATTTTGACATTGAAACAGTCTTTGGTATTATTGATTGTGCTAAATTTTAACAATTCAAACAAGTAATAATTATGACAAATAAGAAGGCTATAGTTAATGGTTATTTAGAAGATATTTCTAATAGCTATCGTAACCTTTTTGATGAGGTTAAAAGTGGTGTTAAGAAGTATGGTACAGAAGGTATTTCTGTTTTAAGAAATAACAACCCATTTAGCTTTTATCTTTTGAGTGGCACAGCAAATAATAAAATTTGTTCTCTCTTATATATCGACAAAGTAAGAGTAAATGAAACTCAATACTTTACATCTATGGAGGGTCATGTAGTTATTGAGAACGGAAAGAAGTGTGATAAGTGGGTAAATATCGACTCTATGCACATGGAAGATGTTTTAACATTATGTGATAGAATGTATTTTGATTAATTTACCGCAAGTTTATCGCAAACAAACAGACAAATATATATTTTGAGTTTATTTTCTAAATTTCTCTACCATTGCTTGAGATAAGTAATGGTAGATTTTTTATATATACACTTTATTTCATTTCTAAAGCGTTATTTTAATTTATCCGATAACTTATATAGATAGTTTGTTTAAACGTCTTACAAGTCAAATAAATAGGTTTATGTATCCCTTCATGTATGTGTATAGAATATTATATATAGACAATAATCATTCAAGTGTTAAATATTTGTTAAACTATCAATTTTATTAGTTCATTTCAAATTAAATTATTATCTTTGCACTTGTAATCAAATCAATTAAACATTTAAGAATTATGGATAAATCAATGAAATTGAAATTTTCTGAACGTTCAATGAATGCACGAGCAAATTTAGAAAAGGGTGCGGAGGAAGTATTGAATGTTATGCGTGATATTGTTGTGACAATGGGAGGAAAAGTGGAAGTTATTTACTCTACTTTAGCACCTGATTTTGATGGGTGGTCGGATAATTCATTGTTGGATATCAACGTCAAAGAATTGTCAGTGAATGACGAAACGGAAACAATTGATATTACTTATATTGCTAATGGAGAAGAGTTTACAGAAGATTTGAAATATTGTTCTGATTTTCACTATGGTGATTGGTTAGAAATTTTGAATGAACTTGTAGGAACTTATGCACGTATGAAGGAATGATAATGATTTTTATTTTAGTGGTGGTTGTAATCATGATTATAACGTCACGCAGTTATGGGGAGTGGAAGGACAAAATAGATAATATGGAAGAATAGTTATAATTTAGTTTGTTATTTACATTTATCTATCATTGCTTGTGATAAGTAGTGATAGATTTTCTTTTATATATGGTTTATTTGCGCTATGAGACGTTATAAGTTATGCAATGATAAATTACAAGTCGTGAGTAATTCTCACGGCTTAAAACGTTTTATTTTAAATAGTATACTATATTGCGTGTGCGTATATAGTATATAACCTATAAAGCGATATGTTAATTAAATGTTAAATACAAAAATATATTTGGTGTTTCCAAATTAAGTTAGTATCTTTGTAGTCGTAAATCAATAAACAAACAAATTAAACAAAGTATTAAGAGTTATGAAGTCATTAAATGAAGTTCTAAAAGAGAATATGAAGAAGTCAGTTGAGTTGATGTTATCTAATAATATTAGTCATATTTCCATTACGGATAATTCTGAGTATGGAAGGCTCACTGATGCGCCATGTGTTATTCTTGATAATCATAATGGAGAATATTATGAAACAGAAGTCACTGATATTAAACTAAGTGAAGGAGATATATACATTAAGGTAGTTAATACCACTGATTTATCTTCAAGTGTTTCTATGGATAAAGAAGGGTATATTAATAGCATTAATTGTTTATCTTATAGCAACAATGAAGTATATTGTGCTATTGAGTTTTATTGTGTAAACTTACTTTATTTTAATGATAAGATTCGTCAATTTGGTAAGGAGATAGAACAAAAAATTATCGAACTCCTAAATGACGAGGACGAGAAAAGTTTTACCTTCAAAGATTGTGATGTGTACTATATTTCTTTAGGTACAAGAGAAATAGGTATTAAGAGAATATATTTGAAAGAAGGGAGAGTTGTATTAGAAACTTCTTCTGATTCTGAAACGTTCCTATTTAATGGAATGTATTTGGAGGAAAGATATGCACTATTACAGCAACTTATGGAATGTATAAAATCTATTTGTTAAATTAGTGTTAAAAGTAATAAAATATTTGGTAGTTTAAAAATATATGCTTATCTTTGCACTCACAATTCAGTAATAAACAAACAACAAATTAATAAACAATTTAAAACATTTAGAATTATGAACAATTTAACTATTCGTGTGATTACATCTTCAAGTGTTAACGCTTATGTAATGATTGGTGATACATTGACACTTTGCAATGTTAAGTTTGAGAGTATTAACACATTAAGCGGTAAAGTTTCTTACATGGTTACACCAAAGGGTGAGAATGAAGGTAAGGTTATGAAAAATATTGTCGCTTACAATTCAGTTAAGGACTTTGAGGAAGATGTACGTATCGAGGAGGAATTTTCACTCGAAAACTTCTTGAATGGTTTAACATCGGTACGTGACTTGCCTGCAAAATTTGTTAATAATGGTGGTACTAATGAGTACTATTTTGTATCTTACAAGTTTGCAAATGGTGATGTTGAGGAGGTATACACATATTTCCCTATCATCTATGGAAAGAGTGGAAAGATTGATAATAACTTTAAGGGTGTTTACAAGACAAGGGAGGAGGCTCTCGCTTGGAACGACATTAAGGTATCAGAGAATGGAACAGAAACTATCAAGGAGGGTGTTCTCAAGGCTCTATCCCTTACAGACGAGCAGAAGGCACTTGTTGAGGAGTTTATGAAGATGAAGGATAAACTCAATGAGAATAATATCAAAATCATTTATGATAATGACGAGTGTGCTATGTCTTTTGTCAACACAAGTAAGTATGATTTGGATTGTGCTTACAGCAAGGAAGAGATACACGACAAGGACACAGAAGGTTATGAGGAAATTTCATACTTGTTAGAAGGCTCACTGAAAAATATCTGTAGCAAAAACCCTACATATGATATTTACGACTTCTACGACGGAAAGTATTTTGTAAGAAAGAAGTAAGTAAGACAACTAATTAAGATGTTTAGGCGGTATATTTGCATACAATTGCTTATATACCGCTTTTCTTTCGTTCTAAACGTATTATTCTATGTTTTAGTATAATTGTTCATTCAGATATATTTTAACGTCTTAAAACGCTTTTATTCAAGTTTGTTATATTCTTCGTGTATGCGTATATAATATATAGCGTTTATACGTTTGTTAATTATATGTTAAACATTTCAATTTATTTGGATGTTTGAAATAAATTATCTATCTTTGCAATCGTAAAAGATAAGGGAATAGTCCCACAACAACAAATTAAAACATTAAGTTATGCTACAGATTAATTTTCCAAAGGTTACATCAGATATTTATTCTTTGTATAACAATGAAGTGGAAGATTTAGGTAATATTGAACTTATAGAAACAGATATTAAACAAGTTGATTTGTCTGTTAATGACATTCAAAATATACTTGGAAAACCAAATTATCAACTTGGTTACTCATATCGTTGGTATTTAGAAAATAATGATGATATTATTCTTATAGAATTAATTAATCTTAAAGAGAATAATTCAAATACATTTAATAAACTTACTATTTCAACAAGTAACACTGATAATGAAAATTTGGAACTTATCTTGAAATATTTTCTATTTCTTTCTAAGGGTTATAAAAACTTGTTGGAAAAGAAAACAAATGATGAGTTAAGGGAACTTGTTGATACCTATTTCAATGCTGATGTTTGGTATGATTTTGCTTTCGATACTGATAGTGAAACAAAAATATCTTTTAAGAAAGTATTGAGAGAATTTTTGATTAATAAACTTTTATCAGAAGTTTCTCTACATGAACTTATTAGTGACGGATATATTGAACTTGATTATTAATACTTCATAATTCTATAAATTGTTTATGGTAGTGTGTTTTAACTTATATAGTTAGCACACTACTTTTTATTTATTTCAAATAAAGTTTTTGTTTAATATCAATTAACATTAAAAATTTGGTGGTTTCAAAAAATATGCTTACCTTTGCAAGCGTAAATCAATAACAAATAAACAAAACAAGAATTATGGAAACAAAGAACATAAATAAAAAGGATTTAGAGATAGCAACTAAAGCTATTCAAGATATGGGTATTGCTGTACAGAATGTTGTTAATGCTTTAAAAGAAGTTGTAACAAATCGTGGCGGTGAGATAGTGTTTAAGAAAAAATACGAGTTTGTTGCGTTCCATGATAATTGTGTATTGAAAAGAATTTTTATTAAAGATGATACACTTTACATTGAGTATGTAGAAAACTTCGGTTTTGTTGAACAACTCACTATCAATCATTTTGAGTATGACTTCTTAACACTTTGCAATTTCTTAACTTATGCTGTAAGTGAGTAAACAATAGTATTGAAAACAAATTAATAAACAAATAAACAACATAGAATTATGAAAGAGATTAAGAATTTAGATGAGTTGAAAGAGTTTTTTAACGAAACAATTTCTACAGCAGTTGACAAGTTATTGAAAGATAGAACAAATAATTTTTCAGAACTTATTTTAACTTTTACATCAAAGATAAAGTTAGAAATTACCGAAGTATCTTTTAATAATAATTCTGCAATACTTCACCACTATAAGGTAGAACGTTTCAGTGTTCCTGAAATAGTAGATAGTTATAAGGAAAATTATGGCTGTTTGGTAAAAGTAGAACGCATAGAGGAAAGAATTGGTAAAGTTTATTACAAAGTGGGGTTATATAAAAAAACATGTCCTTCGTTTGCGAAACTAAACAAGTTTATTCCTAACTTGGGACAATTTTGGTTTTATGAAGTTGGACTACATCGTGAAGGAAAAGATATTAATGAGATTGGAGAAAGAAGGTATCTTTGCTATGACGAGAACGCTTGCAGAAGATTGTACAACACTTTGGAAAGATTAAGCAATACTTATGGTAAGATTGTTGTCACAAAACAGCTAAATGAGATTTGGAATCAAGGTGAAGTAGGTTCTCATGAAAACTTTGGACTGCATATGTGCCGTTTGGTTGTACAATGTTATTCAAAAGAAATGATTTACGACAAAACCCTATTTGTTGCGTTCTAACGGCTTATTTTTGATTTAGGGTACAATTATACCGCTGATGTGGTTATAACGGCTTAGAGAACAAATAAACGCTATTCTGAGCCGTTTATTCCTTTTCTACTCTACTCAAAAAATTCTGAAAAGTGAAAATTTCTTTATTTTTTTCATGGCCTGGCCACGGTAATTTTTAAAATCTAAAGTTGGAATATGATTTTTATTTTTAATAAAAACTTTCCTAACAATGACTTCTCTATTACATCAAGTAACTTTCAACTTTTTCTTTTTTATATTTTTTCTTTTTATAATATAATAATATATCTAATAAATTTATTATTATATATTATTTTAATTATTATATAATTTATATATTAAATATATTATAGGCCTATATATATTACTATTATATTATATATTATTATACGCATGCGCACGCACGTGAAGAGATTAGCAGTTTAACAAATTTTTAATAAAATGTTAATCTCAAGTTAAAAAGAAAAATTTACTTGTACATTCCAACTTTTATTCCTATCTTTGCAGTGTAATTCAAAACAACAAGGGAATATTCCCATAGAACAAATTAAAACAATTCAAGAATTATGAACGTATTTCAAGCAGCAATGATGAGTGAAAAGTACTTTGAAAACGTAATGTTACAAAGTGGTTATGAACGTTTTACAACATTTTCAAGCGATTTGACAATTGCAGAATTAATGGGAGGACAGAAGGCAATTGAGGAAACCTTTAATCGTGTTGTAAAAGAGTGGAAGGACGATGTGAAATATTTTACAGAGTTCGCAATGGCACTCAACATCAAGGCGTGGGAATTACATGAGAGAGGAAATGAGCAACTTACAAGTTTATACACTGAACTCTATTATGTTGCACGAGATAAAGCACTCTCTACTTTCAAGGGTGATAATTTAAGTTACTTTTTAAGAACTACAGATTAAGCAAAACAAACATAACCTCCTTTCAAGTGGAGGGAGGTTATGAATAAAGATACAAATATTTTAATATATCAATATATCTAAATATAAAGTTATAAATAAATAAAAATATAAATATATAAAATTAGAAGTCATGAGTAACAAGTCAGTAAGCAAATATCTAAATGTTGTGTTGGAAGATGATTCAACCCCTTTTGGTGGTGTTTCTTTTCTCGGACAAACATTGGGTGACTTTTTGGAGGAAGTTGGTGCGGAGAAGGAAACCAACATGGACAAAGTAAATGAAATGTTGAAAACGTGTGGCATTTCTCCGATTAAGTTAGAATAAAAACAAAGGATAAAGTTATGGGAGAAAATAATAAAAAGAAATATCAATCTGTAGCCGTTGCACAAGTGAAGGACGGAAAAGTAATTGCACGTTATAATTCATGCACGGAGGCTGCAATTGCTTTGGGTAGTAATAGTAAAGCAACTATAGGAAATATCGCTGCATGTGCAAATAAAAAGCGTAAAACCGCTTTAGGGTATCAATGGTTGAAACTCACTAAAGTAACAATTACACAAAAATAAAAAACAAATTATAATTATGAAAAGTTTAAGTGAAATTTTAGAAAATAATAGAGAAGTAGCGAAGGAATTAATGTGTAAGAACAATAAATTACATATTTCATTCAAAAAATATCAAAATATTGATATTGAAATACCATTTGTTTTACTTTCCAATAAAAACGGAGAACCATACGAAACAGAAGTCACAGATGTTGCTTTAATTGGAGAGAAATTGTGTATTAAAGTCGTTACTACCAAAGATTTATCATCAAATGTAAAAATGGATGATGAAGGGTATATTGATTGTATCTTTTGCATATACTATAGCGATGATGAAGTATATAGAGCAATTGAATGTTATTTCAAAAACGATATTGCTTTGTTAGAAACAATAACCAATTTGAGAGAGGAACTTACCAACAAGTTTAGGGAAGTTTTAGAGGATGAAGACGAAAGATGTATTCTACTATCTTCTGATAATGCGTTTAAGTGTTCTGTATATGCGTGGGAATACAATATAACTGCTGTGTTCATAGAAAATGATAAAGTATTATTGAAAACATCCAATAGCATGCTACCTATACCTATAAACGATTTATCTATTGATGATATGTTTAGTTTGTTAAAGCATATTCATAGTTCTGTTAAATAATTGTTAAAGGTAAGGAAATATTTTGGTATTACAATTTATTTCCTTACCTTTGCAAATGTAAATCAATAACAAATAAAAACATTAAGAGTTATGAAGTCATTAATAGAAGATTTAAAAAATAATAGAGAACAGGCCGTAAAACTGATGAAGGATAATAATATTAGCCATATAAATTTTAGAGACTATAAAGCATATGGAATACCTAATGTCCTTCTTATTAATAAGAATGGTGAACCATACGAAACGGAAGTGACCAATGTTAAGTTACGTGAAGACAGAATATGTATCAAGGTAGTTAATATTACAGAATTGTGGTCAAATGTCTATGTAGATAAAGAAGGGTATATTGATTACTCTGCTTGTGCATATTATACGGTTAATAATGTATATCTTGCTATTAAAGATTGCATGAAAAATAAATGTTAATTAAAAGTTAAAAGTAAGGAAATATTTTGTAGTGTCATTTTATTTCCTTACCTTTGCAAACGTAATTCAGAAAGGGAATAGTCCCACAAAACAAACAAATTAAAACAACATTTAGAATTATGAAGGAAAGATTGATGACAAAGAGTGAGTTTGCAGATTTCAATAGTGAAATGAACCGACTTAAAAACATCAAGTGGAAAAGTTATACCGCAACATTGAAGGAAGTTGGTGTTACATATTTAGGTAGCGTGGCACAAAGCGCAAAGATGTTGCACTCATATGAACATAAGTTCTCAACATATTGTTTATATTTGGCTGCAGCCGATTTGAGTGGTTTTAACGTTTGCCCACAAAATACAATGTGTAAAGCAAATTGCCTTATGGGAAGTGGACGTAACAAGGTTAGCCGTTTGTCGGGTCGTGATGATATAGACAGCTCACGTGTTACAAAGACACGCTTATTCTTTGCTAATAGAGAGGTTTTCATGCGTTTGATGTTGCATGAAATTAAGTTGGAAAAGAAACGTGCAAAATTGAAGGGACACGAGTTTTCAGTACGCATCAATGGAACAAGCGATTTAAGTCCTTTATTGTTTAAGTTAGGTAAAAAGAATATCTTACAAATGTTTCCTAATGTAATGTTTTATGATTACACGAAAGTACCTAACTATTTGGAACTTTTGAAACAATATCCTAACTATGATATTACATGGTCGTTGGATGGGTCTAAAGAGAACTTCAATATAGGTATGGACTATCTAAAGGAAGGCGGACGTATTGCCGTTGTATTTGGTACAGAAACAATGCCAAAAACATTTATGGGTTATAATGTTATTGACGGAGACAAATATGACGCACGTTATAAGGACGGAAATGTAGTAGTAGGTTTGAAGTTTAAGAAAACGGCTGACAACTTTAAGAAGGGTAAATTCGTTATGCCTAATACTGACTTTATTGTAAAGGAAGGTGACGTTCGTTGTAAGTGGTAAATAATTAAGAGTGGGTTTGAAATATTAACCCACTCAAATAAAACAAACAAATTAAATTGAGTAGTTTATGGATAATAATAACAAACGTCCTAATGATAATATTCCAACTTCTGTAATATTGAAATATATTGTTAAGGAAAGGGACAAATGGAGAGATATGTATTATTTTGCGAAAGATAAGTGTATCAAGTCTGAAAAGGAACTTAAAGGGCTACAAAAGCAAATTACACGCTATCAGCAAGCACGAAACGAGGAAGGAAAGTTTATCAGTCAGGAACAATATAATTCAGTAAGAAACAGAAATAAGAAGTTATCGGAGGAAATTGCAAAGTTAAGAAGTGAAAATTCAGAAATGATTTACAAGGTAATGAAAGCAGAACAAAAACTTGTAAAACCAAAAACAATCTTGGAACGTGTTAAGTATGTGATTGAGAAATAAAACATTTATTAACATCAAAAATTTGGTTACATAATATATTTTGCGTATATTTGCAGTGTAAAATGGGAAAGTTAAATAATACATCGGCAGGGACTGTCGATTACACGGGTGGAGAGGAAGTAAGAGCTGAACATTTGGAAAGCCGTTCCTCTGTGAAGCCCGAAGCCCACGAGTTTTTTTTTACTCAGGGGTAGTCCATGATAGAAATAAGCAACCTTTAATGGTTGGTGATTGTGTCCTCTACCACGATTGTGACGAGGAAACACGAGATTTAAATAGAGTTTGGGCAATTGACTCAATAGGAGGAAATGATACCGACTTGGACAATGAAAACGAGGAAACTATTATCCATTTGTCCGATGATTTAGGGTGTGAGTTGGAGGCATACCCACACGAATTGGAAAGACTTTAATTCTTAATGTTTTTATGTTGTTGATTCTCCCTATAGGTATAACATTTAAATATGTTTATCCTATAGGGGTTTTTTATGTGTTCTAATGGGTTTAATTATACATAATAGGTAAATGTACCATAACACGAATTTAAACGCTTTAAAACGAAAATATTGAGTTATATTTAATCTTACGTGTATGCGTATATAATATTTAATCAATAATTGAAGATTTAGTTAATTGTTAATTAAAAGTTAAAATGATAATTTTACTTGGTAGTTTTAAAATAATTACTTATCTTTGCAACATAAATCAAAAAGGAATAGTCCTACAGAATGAATTAAAACAATTAAAACTATAGAATTATGAACGAACATTTTAGAAAACACGCAATTTCTTTAATGAAAGAAAATGATATTAAAAAATTAACCTTTATCAACAATGAAGGCGATTGGTTAATCGAAGATGTGCCTTATGTTCTTTGTCAAGTAAAAGAAGATATTTTAGACTTGGCAGTTAGTAAGGTTATCTTGAATGATGATGATAAACTACAATTCATTGTAAATGATTGTGATGATGTTTATAGATTAGATGAGGACGACCCATTATATAACACAAATGAATATGTTTATTCAACTATCATAGAACTTTTGAAAAATGGTAACAGATAAAAACGGAACGGAAGTTTATTGCGGTGACTTGGTACGCTATAATAGTGATAGTGAAGGTTTCTGCGAAGGTGATAATGAACTGACATGGGTTATTATCAGAATGAGAGATAATGATGTGGCAGGTGATAGTGAAATATATATCCAAAGCGGTTGGGAAAAACGTCTTGCTTATTCTTATGATATTGAAAAGATAGAAGACGAAAACGAATAAGTTATTACTTTCATAATTTCTACTCTATCAACGTTATTTAATACATTGCGTTGGTAGGGTTTTATTTTGTATCTGACGGCTTTAATACATAAAGTTGATAACTTATAAAGAAGTGATTGTTAAACACGCTTAAAACGCAAAACATAGTATCTTAAGAAGATAAATGTTAATGATATGTTAAATATATATTTTTATTTGTTTAATTGAAAGTTTATTATTATCTTTGCAGACATAAATCAATAACAAAATAGAATTATGAAAGAAGTTAAAATAGGTGCGTGTGCAGTAAAGAATTATTCTAAAGGAATAAAGGTTACTTTAGATTTTGGTCTTAACACTGATAATGATAGAGTATATCAGTTCGAAGGTAAAATGTTGTCTGATTTTGAGGACGAGGAAGGCAATGTCAATGAGGAGGAATTACTCGATTATGTTGCAACTTGTTTAGACAAACGCAATAGAAAGTAATACACACTTTCCAAACAAATTAAAAGAACTATATTATGTATCAAGATATTAGAAAGCAGACTATTGCACGTATGAAAAAGAATCGTACGTTTATTGTAGAGTTTAGTGATAGGAAGTTAAATGAACGACCATACATTGAAGTATTATCAATTAATAATGAACAAGTATATTCGTGTGTGGTAAAAAGAGTTTCTTATAATAAGAAAACAGATAAATTCTATTTTACGTCCACTAATTTACTTAATGGAGAAATGGTTACATCATCAGAAGATAGTGTATTATCAGATGATATGTGTGAAAAAGTTTTTACTAACATATTGGTTTAAGATTATGAATCAAATAAATATTAATAACCTTCAAATTGAAGTATATCAAAAGGAGGATAATCTTCCCGACACTTGTACAACATTTATTACACAAACAAAACCTATTGCGAAGAGTGTTTTAGAGAGTGTATTTGGAGAACCGACAAAGGACAAATTAAGTAAAGATAAGAAGGTACATTACACGTGGTTAATTCGTGTTAATGAGAAGTTATTTGAGTTGCACGATTGGAAAAGTGGAAAGTGTGATGATGACGAGCCTGTTACATGGAGTGTTCGAAGTGAGGACGCATCAAAAACTTTGCAGGATGAGTTTATTAAAACACTCAACATCTTCAGTATATATAAATACTATTTCAATTAACATTTATTAATACGAAATATTTGCGCAAGTCAAATTATATACTTATCTTTGCAAACGTTAATCAGTAATATTGCTGACACAATTAAAATAAACAAATAGAATTATGAACGTAATAGAAGACTTTGCAAAACAATTAAAGAATGAAGTTATTTCATTAATGAATGAGAAAAATATTAATGAAGTTACTTTGATTGATTATAACAATACAAGTAGAGTTACAAAGATTGTATCTATTGTTGTAAAAATCAATAGAAATTGGGTTGCTTTACCAGTTGAGAAAATTATACTTTCAGAAGGTAATAAAATTGAGTTTGAAACAACAGATGATGACGAAACATTTATCTTCAATGAGGAGGATATTGACGAAGGCAGACAAATTGCAGTTTATAAGGCAGTGAGAAATTTATTAAAACAATAAGAATTATGGAAATATTAGAAAGTTATTGGGATACGATTTATATTTGTGACGAAACTCTTATCAATATGGGTTATGGTCCTTTCTTTAATGACGAGAACCCACGTACTGAACACGAGTTCACAATGTTGTTTAAGGACGGAATTGCAGAGGAGGTAAATATTGTAAATGATGTCCCCGAAACTAATACGGACAAAGATAGTATTATCTTGGAATATCCACGTAAAATGGACCTTTCCGAAAAGGATATTAAGGGTATTGAAGGGATGTGTGGTGTGGTTGATTATTATCATATTGCTTTGCTTTATGGTAAACCAAAATACCGACATATGTTAAATAAGTGTTAAATACTTAATTTTATTTGGTAGTGTGAGGATAATTTCTTATCTTTGCACTATCAATTAAAAACAAACAATTAAAACATTTAAGAATTATGGGACAATATTTTAAACCTGTCATTATTGACAAGAAGGATAGTAAGAAAGTAGTTGCATCATTACATTCACATGACTTATGTTGTGGTGCTAAATTAATGGAACATAGTTATGTTGGCAACAGATTCGTAAACACATTTGCAACTCTCATTAATGATGAGGACGGAAAGTATAAAGGTTATCCTATGGCATGGGCAGGTGACTATGCGGACGAAGTGGACGGAAAACATAACCATTGGGATATTGCACGTATCAATAATACTGATGAGGATGTAAAGGACTTGAAGATAAATGAGTACCGCTACTTTATCAATAAGACAAAGAAGGAATTTGTCGACATTGAAGATTGTCCAAGTGGTAAGACAAGTGATGATTTAGCCGTACATCCACTACCTATCCTTACAAAGTTAAGTTATGATAAAACTCACGATTACATCCCTAACGAAGGGGAACTGAAATTTGTTGGCTCATGGGTAATGGACGTTATTGTATCAAGCAACAAATGTCCAAACGAGAAGACATATAAGCGTATTAAACCAAATTTCCATTTGTAAGATATAAGATTATGTGTACATTTAGAGATGTAATAAAGTCCAACTTATTAAAGAATTGGAAACCTATAAAGTTCAGAAAGCGAGAAATCCTTTCTGAACGCTTGAATGAAACTTTAGGGGGACTTGCAACAGAGATAACACTAAAGGACGTTAAAGACAACGTATCAGTGCTTAAACTGACCTTTGGGGATAAAAAGGAAGAGTTCGAAGTTGCATGGAAACAAACCGATAATAGTTGGCATTCAATCTCAAATATAGAATAGATAAGTTTTGTAGTTTTAAACGTTGTACCGCAAGGTAATCACAATGTAGTAAAAGTTAATATTAGTTAGTTAATTATTTTTCAAAACCATAACCGCTTGAGATAAGTAGTTATGGTTTTTTATTTTATTAACATAAATAATTTGGTAAATTGAAATAAATTGTTTAACTTTGCATACGTAAATCAATAACAAAATAGAATTATGAACACGAAATATAAAATAAGAACGGATATTTCAAAAACCTTTAGGGGTAAAACAATATATCGTATAGAGGCACTCAAGGACTTTGGGGACGTTAAAAAGGGTGACTTGGGCGGTTGGATTGAAAAAGAATTTTTTCTAAGCGAAAAAGGAAATTGTTGGGTATACGATAACGCTATTGTTATTGGAGATAGCATGATTATGTGTAACGCTAAAGTACGTGATAATGTTATCATCTATGGAAGTGTTGTAATTGACGGAAATTCTATTGTAAAAGACAATGCCATGATATGTGGCTATGTAAAAGTTAACGGCAAAGCGATTATAGAAGGAAATGCAGTTGTACGTGGTCATGTAACTATTGAAGGTAGTGCCAAAGTATGCGACAAAGCAACAATTAAAGATTATGCAACATTAAGCGGTAATTGTATTGCCAAAGATAACTCTATCATTGGAGGTTATGCAGAAGTAGGTGGTTTTGCGGTAATTGGAGGTAATTCTAAAATTAAAGATAATGTAACTATTGGCGGTAAAACAAAAACTACTGATAATGTTATTATTAAAGGTAAAGCAATTATGTCCGCAAATATTATCTTAATGGATAATGTTATTATCGCAGGTTATTTTGTATTAGAATTAACTGATAATAAGTTAATTCGTTTGGGAGGAGAGATTGAACTTTCAGAAACTCTATATTGGGGTGATGATTTGATATGATAATTTTTAAACTAATAAAAAATTATGAAACAGATTAAGAAAATTTACGTTTTAACGTTGGAGGAAAAAGTTAAGTTTACTAATGATGTATTAGTACTTGGTACATTTAGTAATGAAAGAAGTGCTAAACAAGCAATGAAGGAAACATTTGAAACTATTTACGAGAGTGAATATTCCAAAATGAATAAGAATGATTATATTATTACAAAGAGTTTGATATAAGAGATAGTTTCTTTAAATATAACGAACAACATCTTTTAGTTAGCGGAAACGCAGAAGATGTAATGAAGGATATTAATTCTGACATTGATAAAATTATAGAATATAACGCTGACGAATTATAAAACAAATATACATACTTAAATAAGTACAAATAGAGTATGTATGATAATTATATAAGATTAAATTAATTTTTAAAGCAAATAAATATATAATAAAAAGTAAAATATAGATATGGAAAATTTATATGATAAGTGGGAAACTTTGTCACCAGTAGAGAAATTTCAATATGCGGAAGAGTATTGGGACGCTGTAGAGTCACCAAACAAATGGTATGCAATGAGCGACTTTGATAATCAATTTGCAGACTACTCACCATTTGAAATTGCACGCAAACTTGCAACGGGAAAGTTTAATCCATACGACAGTTTCTTTAAATATGACCACAACGGAAATGTTATAAGTGGTACATCAGCCGATGTCATGGTAACTATTAATGATAATATTGATGAGATTATTGATTACTTTGAGGAAAAAGAATATTAAAAAACAAACAGAAATAACGGATAATAGGGATAGTAATTTATATTGCTGTCCCTTTATTGTTATATTATATATACACATACGCACGTATAATATACATAAGCAATAACCAAACAATGACTTATATAAGTACAAGTAGAACACATGTGTTAACTTTAATTAACTATAATAATTTTGTTGAATGAAATAAATTACTTAACTTTGCAACATAAATCAAATGGGAATAGTCCCACAAAATATTTAAAATAATTAAATTATGGATAAAGAATTAATAAAGTATGGTTTAGTTTGTCTTTTAACTATATTGTTAAACGTGGCAAATCTTGTTGCTTTGTGTACAAGTCAGAACCCTTTTACATGGGTTATTATTATAGTTGTCTATTTTTTGCTTTTGGCAATTATCCACATTGAAGACATCTATAATAAAATCGGTGAACATTACGTGGAAAAGAATTATGGACACAATAGATATTAAAACAAAGAGTAGTTTTTATTGTTAAAATAATGTTAAATACTTTATTTTATTTGCATAACTCAAATTAATTACCTATCTTTGCAACGTAAATCAATAACAAAAGGTATAACAACGGACTACCTAAATAAAATGTCCGTTAAATTAATTATCATTGAATTATGAATAATACAACAAACATCGAAAGCGTTTACAAATTGATTAAGACTATTAGCACAAAGTTTGGTTCTGCAATGGTCGTGAAGTCAGAGCCTAAATTTAGGGGAGGTAAAAGTTGTCCTTTCGTTGGACGTGTCACAAAGATGACACTAATTACTAATTGCCGTTTTGGTAGTTATGTGAATAGTGTAAACGCAACTTTGGAAAAGAAGGGAATAGAAACAGAATATAAAGCAGCACCACGCAAAGGAATGCACTTTGTAGAAGGTATGTATCCTTATATCCTTCAGTCTGATAAAGATAGTGAACAATACTATATTACAATGAATTACCGACCTTCTGACAAAACCACATTTGAACACGTCTTTGTGTTGGATGGCAATGTTGTAATAGACGACACCACACGTGCGGAAATTGAAGGTTGGATATATGTTGCACCAAAAAAGGAAAATACCAAGCAGGCGGAGGTAGGACTTGAAAGCGAGGAACAAACGAAAGTAGTTACGTATAAACTACAAAACATTATCAACATAGGCAAAGCACACGACTTAAAAATGTTATGGGAAATGTTGGTGAAGTAATATAAATTGAAGGTAGTATCTTTTAGGTACTACTTTTTTGCTTATATATGCTTTATTTCCTTTTTAAGCGGTTTTATTAGAATAAACCTACAATTATACTAAATCATTATTTCAAACGAATACAAAACAAATAAATGACTTAATAGCGTATGTTATTATATTATTATATATATGCACACATGAAGGAATAATATCTATTTATTAATAAAAGTTAACGAAATAAAGATTTTTAGTAAAATGTTTGGTAGTTTCAAAATAATTGCGTACATTTGCATCGTCAATCAATAACAAAGGGGTTAACAACCGACCACCCTATTTTAAGCATCGGTTAAAATTAAATCATTGAATTATGATGACTTTTGCACAATTTGAGAACGAATTTAACAACCTTTCAAATAACAAACAAGTAGAGATTTTCAACAAGTTTTGCGACAAGTATAATCTTACAGAACAATTCTATGGTATGAGTTCTTTGGATGACTTCTTGATGAGTAGCACACCTTTGGAGGTGCTTAATGGTCTTGATGAAGGTTTTGATAAAGATAAAGACTATATCCAACAAAATGGATATGGAAATTACGAATCTTTAAGAGGTATAGAAGTAAGGTTATATATCAGCGAAAGCGGTTATATGTCTGAAATTTTTGAGGATGAAAGTTTGTGGTGCGATACTATAGATACCACACCATACGAGGGGGAAGACGAGGACTAAAAAATAATATGGCGTAACATGATAAGGGAAGGGGGTACGGACAAAATTAGTTAGTACCCCTTTTATTTTGTCTGTAAGGGGTTTAAATTATTTATATGATAACTTATATCATTTTATTTTATTAAGTGGTTAGAACTAAAAAGAATATGGTTTAATTTTAATTTGTTCACTGAATATATAGCATGGGTAGGCCCTATGGGGGGAGCACCTATTTAACCCACCTACCCACCGCCATAAAAGGGGGTGTTTGAGAATGCCCACGGTTCTCCGTCCAAAATTTTCCAAAAAAAATTCACCGATTTCCATGATGGGGCCTTTTTTCTTACCCATACCCTTTCAAAAAAAAAATTCCAAAAAATTTTTTCATATATTTTCCAGAAGGGTCATTAACAGTACCTCATTTGCTATTTTCAATAATTTTCAAGAAATACTTGATAAATCTATAATCTTTATTATATTTTAATTAAATAGAATAAATTTATGATTATACAGGAAGACCGCAAGACATTTTACGATGACTTATGCAAAAACATAAGTTCACACTTGTTGTCACACAACGACATAGATAATGCTATGTCAGAGTGTGATAAGTCTTCCTGTGCAATGACTGTAAAATCATGGTTTTCGACAAAACAAGTTACAGTCCACAACAAGAACTCACAAAAGTCTTACTTACAACTATTAATGTCCTCTTGTACTGAAGGTACTGTTTCGGGCACTATTATGACAAAAGCAAGACGTATAAGGATTTATCCGACACAGCAACAGAAAAATCTCTTTAAGCAGTGGTTCGGTGTGGAACGCAAGGTGTACAATACATGCATTAATCACTTTAATGAAAAGGACATTGAATTTAAAGGGTGGATGAAAATGAGTAAAACCGTTCTGTCGGGACTCACAGAAAGTTACATAAAGTCCGTACCTTATCAGATAAAGAGTAAGGCTGTAAAGGATTCTTACACCTCGTGGATGACTAATTGTAAGAAGACAAAGAAGTCTGGCAAGTCATTTAAGTTACGTTATAAAAGTCGTAAGAAGCCTGTGCAGAGCTGTTACATACCGAAATCTGCTGTGTCAGAGAGTGGAATTTATTATACCATTAGTGGAAAACTAAAGTTCTCTGAAAGAGAGTGGCTAAAGAATGATATTTGTGATTGTCGTCTCATTAATGACC